GGGGTATAGCTCAGCTGGGAGAGCGCTTGCATGGCATGCAAGAGGTCCGCGGTTCGATCCCGCGTACCTCCACCAAAGACCTTCAGAAGCATCAGGGTCCCCATCGTCTAGAGGCCTAGGACATCGCCCTTTCACGGCGGTAACCGGGGTTCGAATCCCCGTGGGGACGCCATAAAAAACAAGGGCTTGCGTAACAGCAAGCCCTTTAATTTTGTCTGTCGGAAACTAATCGGAAACCGAAGTTGCCGTAACTCGTAAATGCGAGTTCCACCCCTTGTCCAGGCTGGCGCTGGCGGGCTGCTGCCGCGCAATGAACGACACGCTGAAGCCTGCAGGAAGGGACTCGCGATACACCGCCAGGCCCTCGCAAAGGTCGGCGGTCATCTCCCCGAGGGCATCGCCGTTTCCCGCCTGGAAGGCGCATTTGAAGGCCGCGCGCAGGCCCGCCGGGTCATTGAGCGGCGCGGCGGCGTCACCGTCGAAATACCAGCCATCTTGCAGGGCATGCTCGATTAGCCCCACGCCACACTCGAAGGCATCGCGGAATTTCTCACCGGGCGGATCGGTCAGGCCCCACCCGTCAAGAAGCGCCTGGAAGAACATTTCCAAATTGCTGCCGCGCTCGAAGTGCTCGACCAGCAGATGCCGCCCGGGTACGGGGCAGCCGCCACCCCAGACGCCGAGCAACAGGTCGACACGGCGTAGGAGATCGGTGAAACGGCCGCCGGCCTGCGCCGGGATGTTCATCGCGAACGCGCCGATGATCTCGTGCGCTTCACGCAGCAGTCTGCGGTAGCTATTGTTCTGCCGTTCCTGTACGCGCGCGTGCGCGAGCAGGTAGTCCCAGCTGCTGCGCTGGCGCTGTGCGTCCTCAGCCGCCGCATCGGTGTCGGGTGTGCGGCGAAGCTGGTTCGCGACTTCGCGGAAGGATTCGGATTCGGTACTCATGATTTTTGACAGACCTCCGATTCATGGAGAGAGTGGCGGTTTCGCATGGCTAAAAGGAGAAGATGTCATGCCTGTATGCCGCCCGCGCGCAGTACACGCTGCGCGCGCAGTGACCACCCATCAAGACCAGCCCCACAGCCGCTATGAGCGGTCGCTCTCGCAGGCTGTGGGGGACCGCTATCGTCACTGAGCGGGGGGCGGCACGAACACGCCGGGATGAATGCGGCCACTCAGGCGCAGTTCGTCGATTTGTCCACTCGGGTCGAAAGACAGGACAATCTCCGGATCCGCGTCCGGGCGTCGCGCAAGATAGACGCCGCTCGCATCGGCCTGGCAGATCAGGTCTTCCTCGCGCCGCTCCAGGCTGCGCAGCGTGTCGCGCAGCGCGGCAAGGCGCGCCGGCCGTTCCTTCATCGGCGGCCCCGCCACGTAATCAAGGGCATCGATTTGCTTGTGAAGGCGCTTGATCAGGTCTTCGCCGAGCGTCGCGAACAAGAAGCCGCCCAGCTCGATGCGCAGCGCGGAAACCCCCGGCGCTGCATTGACGGTCACTCTCTCGTGCACTGTGAGAATCTCGCGCAATTCCTGCGGGCCAGCGTCTGGGCGGGCCAGGCGTGCCAGGTTCATATCGAACTTCTCCGCCAGTTGCCTGGCGGTGTGCGTGAGCCGCTGCTTCACTTCATCCTTGGGCAACGGCGCATTGCTCGTCCAGGATATCTCGTCGAGAACGCCTGTAATCTCCATGCGCAGTGCGTCGAGTTCGGTTTCATATGTCGCTTCCATTACAGCGCCTCCTGTTCCGGATCGCGGAAACCGCATTCCTTGACCCAATCGATCAGCCGTTGAACGATGCCGAAACGGGCGTGGAAATTCCTCGCCTCAGCGGCGTGCTCCTCAGAAAGCCGCGTTGCTCGTTCGCGCACCACGATGTACTTGCGATACGTTTCGGCATTGATTCCGGTTTCCAGTATCACGCTAGTGTCGCCGTCTACCTGGTGCACGTATTCCTGAATCTCGCTAGTGGTAAGTCCGCTGGCTTCCGCGTAGCCGATCTGCAGCAGGCGCTCGACGTGCCCGCGGCGCTGCGCCTGATAGTGAGCCTTCTCGTTGATCAGGCTGCGCAGACGGTTCGCTTCGCTCTTCGCTTCTCTCGCCCGGTCTCCCAGATCGGAGAGTGTCAAATGCGCACGGCGGCGCGCCTCGATCAGTCGCAGCAGCTTCGCTTTGTCATAGGAGGGCATGCTTGACTCCTTTGCCGGCCCGTTGCGCGAGCAGCCGCTCGTTCGACTGCCTCCAGGCCGGATGCAGCGGGGTTCTACCCGTGCTGCCAGCTTCGCCGGCCTCCATGCGCCCGTATGCGTCAATCAAGGCCATGAATTGCCCGCGGTCGATACACTGCCGCACAAACCATTCATCGCTGAGTTGCACGGCCTCGTCGCGCTTCATCGTGTACAACGGCCTGCCGACCTTCATCTCGTCGCGCAGGCGCTCGAAGGTTTCCTTCGCCGTTTCGCTTGACATTGACATTCTCCACGTTTGGTTGATAACGCTCGCATGGTGCCGGCTGATGCCGTAAGGCGGAAGGCGGTATCTCAGTTACGGGCGAGCAGGTAGCCGATGCCCTGGCCTGTGTCGGGCGCTTCCTTGAGCCGGCAGGCGGCATGAATCAATCTGAGAACCGGCGGCCAGCCGGGCGGCGGCTCGCGGTTGGCATAGAGGTTTAGCTTGCTCGCCTTGTAGTGCTTGATCTGGCGTGCCAGCGACGCCTTGTTGCCTTCGCAAAGCCAAAGGGCCTCACGGATGAGCACGGCCTGCTGGCGATCGATGATGCGCCACCGCGGACTTCTCCCTGTGCCGTTGCCGGACAGACCGAGCGTTTCATCTAAGGGAACACCGGCGCGCACATGAGCGTCGATAGCTTGCTGAAGCAACGCCGCGCCCTCATCGTCGCCCAGTACAAGCCGCATCCGCTCGGCAATTCCCATCAGCCAGTCAATCGGGTTTTCAGGTGCGGCCATGGGGGAGCCTTACGATGCGCCGGGCGTGGCCCGGGCTGACGTGATGATAGCGGGCGATGTCTGCCAGTGGTGTACCAGCGGCGTGCTCCGCGCGCATAGCCTCGTTGCGGGCCGCGATACGCACCCTGCTGCGTTTGCAGATTCGGATGCTGCTGCCTGCGTACCGCTCCCGGACTTCCGCCTCGATATCGGCTCGCGCCTGCCGCGCCAGGGACTCGATGGCATCCGCAAGACAGCGTAACGCGCAATCCGTCGCCAGCGCCGTGATGCGGCCGACAAAATCGTCGTCGGGTTCAATAAAAGCCATGTCCACTACCACCATCATTTTTATGGCCACGTGACGCGTGGGGGGGCTGCGGGTTTCGCGACGATGTCGACATTTTTGTCTGGGACGCGGGCGCCGGCGTAGATGTGGAAGTTTCCGATGCGAATAGCGGCTGTTGGCGGATGCGCTCCTCCGTCCAGTCCCACCAGGCGGGCTTCTGCACGTGAAGCCGCAGTGCATGGATCAGCCACAGGCTATAGACGCTGCAGTCCAAGGCCTCGTTGCGCCGATCCGTACGCCGTTTCCACTGTCGGCGCTTGGGGTTGCTGCGCATTGGAATCTTGATCTCGCTCAGCAACTGCTCGTAGAAGTCCGGCCGCACGCTCTCGTACCAGTGCATGCGGCCGGGGCCGGGGCCGCTCAAGCGCACCCGCCCGCCCTCCTGCGCCCAGCCGAGGAGGGCATCTTTCGCCTTCGCCGTGCCGACGATCTGCACGTGCACGCCGTACTTTGCCGACTTGCGGCCGGAGTAGTTCGCCTCGACGGATGCCGCCTGCTGGGGCCGCCAGATTTCGACCTTGCCTTCGGCGTCGGAAGCGCCCTTGACGGCGAAGACGCGGTATCGGCGGGCGTTCCTCGCGCGCACGTATTCGTACACGGCTGACGACGTTTGTCCGTCGCTCGAATCGATGGCGACAGCCGTAATGGGCAGCGCGGCGCCGCAAGCGTGGCGGACGGTGCGCTCCAGCAGTTGATCGAGTTCCTGCCAGGCGCCTTCCAGCGGGATGATGGTTTGGCCGTAAAGCTCGCCCCAGTAGGCGAGCCACATCTCCTCCCGGCGGCCCACGACCCAGACCGTGACGGCGAGCCGGTCGTGCTGCACGTCTACCCCGGCCAGGGCGATCAGGGCACCCTCGGGTACCGTCCATTCCGCGTATGGCTCGGCCCGGGCGCGCAGTTCCTCCTCCTCGGGTAGCTCGCCGCGGTACTCCCAGGGCAGGCCAAGCGCCGAGTTCCAGAAGGCGATCATCTCCGAGTGGTCGCCTTCGTCCTGTTTGTGCCGGGCTTCGAGGAATTTGCGGGCCAGGACCGGTAGGCGCGAGCCGTCGAAGGTCGAGAGCAGCTCGCTCAGGATGAAGCCCACTGCCGCCGTCGCCGGCGCCAAGGCCACGAAACGGCCGCGCCGGAGCGCCTCGTGCCGCTCTTCCTCCGTCCAGGCGGCGCCGCAGGTCGGGCAGACGTAGTAGGCGTCCTCCCATCGTGCTGTGCCATAGATTTCCCGCGCGGGCAGTTCCGGTGCCTCGGGAATCCTGACGTACTCCCAGGCGGGGACATGCTCCTCGCCGCAGTGCGGACAGGGGAGGTGATAGTGGCGCTGGTCGCTGGCGAGGATCTCCGCCTCGATGCTGCTCGCCCCCTTCGCGGTGGGCGTGCCGCCGATCAAGATCAAGTGGTCGGGGTACGCTTTGGCCCTCTCTTCTGCGAGCTTTATGCTATCGCCCTGGCCGCGCACGTTCGTAGAGGCGTCGTCGGGCTCCTCGACGATGACCACGCGGGCGCTGGTGGACTTCACGTCGGCGGGACTGTTCGAGCCCACCAGCTTGATCAGTCCGCCCGGGTAGTGCTTGCGGGTCTGGCTATTGCCCAGGGCGCGGCTCTTGAGGGCGATCCGCTCGGACAGGGGCGGGGTGGCGCGCACCATCGGATCGAACTTCTCCGCGGCGAAGTCCTTGGCGCTCTTCTCCCGGGGGAAGACGGCGATCTGCACGCTGGGGCGCTGGTGCGCGTGGTAGCCCATGACGTTGCAGACTACGCCCACCGTGTAGCCGAGCTGGGCGCTCTTCTGGACCACCACCTTGCGCACGTTCGGGTCGGAGCAGGCCTCCAGGATCGGGCGCAGCACGGGGGTAGGGTCAAGGGAGTAGCGGCCGGGTATCGCCGACTCCTCCGGGGAGAGCACGCGGTAGCGCTCCGCCCATTCGGCGACGGAAAGGCGCGGAGGCGGGGCGAATTCGGCCCACGCGCGGGCCAGGAGGGCGGCCAAGGCATCGGCCGTCCATCCGCCGCCGCGCGGCGCTACGGGCTCAAACGGCGCGCCCATGGGCCTCCTGATCAGCGTTATCGTCGGCACCCGCCTGTCGCCAGCAGGAGACCTTCTCCAGCACTTCGTCGAACAACTCCCGCAGCGCCACCTCGCGCTCCGCCCTAGTCCTGCCCTCCAGGGCGGCGGCGATTCGCGCCGGCTCGTTGCGGATGCGTTCGCGGCCGGCGACGATGGCGGCGCGCATGGCCGGTTCCACGGTCGCGGCCTCGATGAGCTTTCCGCGCTCGCGCGCAAGCTTCAGCTCCAGTTCGTCGCCCTGGAGCCGGGCCAGGCGGTCCTTGGGGCTCTCGGCACGCACCTTGCGCACCTCGCGCTCGACCAGCCAGCGGACGCACGCCGGGGCGTCGTACTCGCTGGGCACCCCGGGGCCGCCCTGCACCGCTACGGGCAGGCCGGTTGGCTGCCACTCGGTGATGGTCTTGCAACTCACTCCGAGGATTGCCGCGATTTGCTCTTGTCCGACGATGCGCATTGGGTTCAAATTCCTGTCATGACACAGATGAAATGCTTACAGACCCCCACTGGTGCAATCCGACTGGAGAACGCGCGGGGTATTCATTACCCTCAACCGGCCTTTCTGCAGGAAGGACCCGCGGCCGTGGCCGCGCGGCCCCATCGTCCTGTCACCGCGGAAAATGGACGAAGGTTGGACAGATGGAAACCCGCGCCAGCCCTTGGTCCGTCTAACCTCCCTACCTTGTCTTACCTGGATACATATCCGCATCCGCGCGCGGGCGCAGGTGCGCACGCGCCCCCATGTGTGCGCGCGGGGAGGTGGGACGAGGTAGGGAGGTTGGACAAACCAAGTATCCGCGCGGGTTTCCGCCGTCCAACCTTCCATGTATCGTCCTACCCGAGGTTGGACTACGGCCAGGCGATCATGGGACATTGCCATCTCCTTCCGCGCCCGTCCCACGAATCCAGTCTGCCGGCTGCACGTAGTAATACTCGCGGTCCCCGCCTGTCTCCCTCCGCTTGAGCCAGCCCAGGCGTTTCATGGCGATGCCGACGCGGGTGCTCATCTGCCGCGTGGAATCGATCTTGCCGGGCTCGATCTTCAGGCAGTCAGTGAGGATCTCCGTCGCCGTAACACGCGGCGAGGAGCGATTGCGCAACCAGCGGGCGATCAGCGATTGCCACGGGTCGGCGATCTCCCGGTCGGCCTGCTCGGGGTCGAACAAGCGTTGCTGCTCTTCGCGGGTCGGATGCCAGCGGGCGCCCGCCTTGTAGAGGGCGACGGCTTCCGCAAGCAGCTGGTCGCGCGCCGTGGCGAGGCCATCGAGGTTGATCGTCTCGTCCGCTTCCACGCGGAGCGGCCAATACCGCGTGTTGCCCGTCGTGTCCTTGAAGTATTCGTCCTGGTTCGTGGTGCCGACGAATACGGTCTGGCGCGGCCAGTCGCGCGGGGAGCGTTCGTAGGGCGCCCGGAAGCGATCTACCTGGCTGGAGACAAACGCCTTGACGCGCGTTGCCTCGCTGCGATTGAAGGCGTCCAGCTCGCCGATATCATAGAGCCAGCAGCCTTGGATGAGCTGGTAGGTGTCTTTGCTGTTCAGGTCGAGAATCGTGTCCCCATACCATTCACCGCCCAGAATGCGCAGGGCTGAGGACTTGCCGCGGAACTGTGGCCCCTCCAGGATCGGCATGAAGCGCATCTGGCACCCCGGCTCATGGATGCGCGCCACCATGCCGATCAGGAACAGGCGCCCGGTGATCATGGCGTACTCGGTCTTCCTGACACCGAGGTAGTCCGTTAACCAATCCGAGGCCCGCGGGCGTTCGTCCCACACCAGGGCATCGAGGTATTCGCGCACCGGATGGAAGCGCGCTTCCGAGGCGATCCAGCCCACCGCCGCCGCAAGGTTGTCCTGGCTGCGGACCAGCAACTGCTCCTGCTGCGCGAGCCACAGGCCCAAGCGCAGGCTGTTCTCATCCGACCATTCGGCGCCCGGCACAAAGCCGGCGGTGTGATCCCACGGTGCCGGCTTGCGCTTCACGATGCGGCGGGCGAAGTCGTTCAACCCCAGCACGCCGGCCCATATCGGGTGATGGCGCAGGATCAAATAGACGTTCTCCCGGCAGTCGATCAGGCGGTCGTCCTTGCGGAGAAGTTGGTGGCGCCAGTCATCCTTGCAAAATGCAGCCGCGGCAGGATCATGACGAATGACGCGGTGGTCTTCAGCATCGAAGGTGCCGCCACCACTCGGCAGAGTGTGCGAATGCTTCTTGCGCGGTTTTTTCCTGCCACCCTCGGAAATGAGCTTGTCCAAAGCCTCGGCACCGCGCTCTATGCCGCTATCAGCCATGCGACAGGCCTCCGGCTTCGACCGCTGCCTGCAGCCGCGCAACGGCCGTTTTGAGGCGTTCGCGATCAACGGAACTCAGCGGCTCGCCGGCCAGGATTGCGGCTGCGCCGGCGGCTACGACCAGGCTCTCGAAGCTGACGCAGCGTAGAATGTCCGCTGCGGGAAACGGCCGGCGCTCGGCCTTGCCGTGCTGAATCTCGCGCGCGGGGAAAAGATCGGCCATTTCCAGCCCGACGGCGCCGAGCACTTCATTCGCGCCACATCCGCCGAAGTCATGGAGCAAAATCACTCCCGAATCCAGCTCTCGAATGCTGAGCGATGCGCGACGATCTTCATGTGCCGGACATCGCGCGATCCAGCGACCGGCGCCGGTGCGCTTGACGTGCTCAAGGCGCGAGAGAAGCACGTCGACAGTCATTTACCGCCGTCCCGGCGAGGCTGACTTTTTTGCGGCGCTGCGACGCAGTTCGCGCAGCTGCGCGCGGCGCAGCGCCCTCGATCCGGCGAGGAGCGATTCGATTGGGACAACGCCGCCGTTCGCCTGATAGGTGGGGATGTTGGCCTTGCCCTTGCGGTAGCGTCCCATGTCATCCTCCTCGGGCCTTGCGCAGCGAGGTCGGTAGCCGCAATGGTGCAGGCTCGGCTTCCCGGGCCTGGACCCATTCACGGTCGGCAGCGCCGCTCACATATCGGCGGGTGCCAACGACATACGTCTTTGGTCCGCTGCCGTTGCGTAGCAGCGCGTAGCCCGTGCTGCGGCTCCCAACGCGACGCCGGCACCATTCGTCGAAGGGGTATGAAAGATCGTCCATATGTTTTCTCCTTGCGTGCGGGGGAATTGGGTTGCACGCCGGACGACCATACCGGGAGGGGTGTCCCGTTCATGAGCAAAAGACGGGACACCAGATGCCGCGATAAATCAAAGTGTTATGAAGAGGTCTGCCAATTCGTTGCGGGATGGCAAGCAAAGCGACGCCGAAAATGCTTACAAAACAACACGTTTCTTATTTCGCGGGTGTCCCGTCTTTGGGCAAAAAAGGGGACACCGCCGGGACGTTGGCGCTCGGGCTGCATCTGGATGCGATCGGCATGGGGCGGCATTATTGATTCCGCTCGTCATGCGCGATGTTTTTCGCGCGGACCCGTATGCGCGGAAGAAGAAAGCGAGCGATGCGGTTGTAGATTTCGTCAGCGCCGCCGGGATAGGTTGCGTGTTTCCTCGCGCTGAAGAAACGTTCCGCAAGATAGTCGATCTCGGCCGCATTCTCGGCAACGTAGTAGTCATGGGCACCGAGTTGCCCGCACAGGAATTTTATGCGCCGGAGCACAGCTTCGTTTTTCATGGGGTAGGCGTTTTCCTTGAAGAAAGACTCAAGCTTATCGGTCAGTGCAAGTATTGATTTGGAATCCGATGTGGGTGAGGTAGGCATAATCGGTTCTCCATGAAACACGGCCTATAGCAGGCGTGCCAGTTCTTCGCATTCGCGCGATATCATCGCGCAGCCCCATTGGTACTTGTCTTTGATGTCCACGCTCCAACTGTCAAACGCCTCCGCGCCTTCGCCGTAGGTGATCGTCAGCATGGCGTGCAGCTGACCGAGCCGCGCGCACAGTTGATCTCTAATGTCACCCAGATTTGCCTGCGCTGCCACGGAGTAGAGTCGCGTAGACGCCGAGAAATCGAATTCATGCACGACGGGCTGAGGTACGTCGTCCTCCGAGTGGGATGAGGCATCATCCGAGAGCAGGCCGCGCTCCGCAAACGAGAGCGGCGTGGCGGTCCCTGCCACCAGGAAGTGGTCCAACATCTGTACGTCCACGAGGCGGAGAGCAGATCTCAGCTGGGCTGTCAGCTCGATGTCGGCGCGGCTTGGCTCCAGGGCTCCGGATGGGTGGTTGTGGGCGAAGATGACCCCCGCCGCGTTGCACGCCAGGGCGCTCTTCACGACCTCCCGAGGGTGGACGGTGGTTTGAGTGAGTGACCCGCGGAATAACTCTTCAGGGAAGATCAGACGGTTTTGAGTGTCCAGCCACAGGGCGACGAAGATTTCGTGAGGTTTGGTGGCGAGTTGAACGCGTAACAATTCGCGCACTGCGGAGGGATTGCCGAGGGGCGCGCCTGGCTCGCGCAGTCGTTCGCACAAGATGGTTTGCGCGCGCCGAATCGTAGCATCGCCACGCCGTGGCCGGGAGGGACGGGGAGTCACCATGTTGATTCTCCTTTCAGGTTGAATTCATCTCTCTCCTTGCGGACTTTCGACAATTTGCCGATGCCGTCTCAGGTTGCAAAATAATCAGGCAGGCAGAGTAGGCTAACACCCTGGCGCCACTTTCCCTGGCGATTGCCCGCGCCGGGGCGGGTGAAACTCTATGCCGCCTGCTTCAGCGGCGTGATCTTCGCCACTTTGCGCCGCAGTGCCTTTTCCGCCTGCCACAGGTCGTAGTTCGCCTGCATGTGCAGCCAGGATTCGGCGCTGCCGCCCAAGGCCTTAGCCAGACGGACGGCCATATCAGCGCTGATGCCGGCCTTGCCATTTAGTACGCGCGAGAGCGCTACGCGGGTCACGCAAATGCGCTTGGCGAAATCGGTCACGGTAATGCCAGTG